GACATGCCCCGAGAACGTGTCCCAGTCGGCGAGCGTGAACCGGATCGGCGAGCTCGAGCTGGCGAGGATGATGCCTTCGCCTTCGCCGTGGAACCCCTGCGGTGCCGCGATCGGGGGGACACCGACGGCGGTTTGGACGGGGGTGACGACATGGTCCGCCAACCACTCGAGGCGCCGGGCCGACCAGTCGTGCGATTCGGCGGCGTAGCCGACAACTTCGACCTGGATCACATACGAATTCTCGGCGTCGCTGTTGCCCAGCGAGTAGGCGTGGCGGTCCAGGTCGAGGTATTGGTGGCAGGCGCCCGAGTCGGGGTCGACGCCGAGATGGGGCGGGTACGGGTAGAACGCGGTTTCGGCGCCGCCGAGGGATCCGCCTTCGGTGGTGTGCCAGCACAGTTTCGGGTGGTCCATCCGGTCGTAGGGGCCGCCCGTTTTGCCGAGGTCGACACGCTGGTAGCCGTCGAGCCACATCAGTCGAGGAGCCGGAGTGTGAGGAACGTGCGGTCCGAGCCGGGGGACCCGGTTTTGCCGCTGGCGTTGGTGGTTTGGACGATGGTGAGCTGCTGGCCGACCGTGAGGGGCACGATGTCGGTTGCCATGCCGGCGACGACGTTCCCGGTGGCGTAGGAGAACGACGGCGCCCCGGTGGCGATGGCGGTGCCGGCCCGGGTGATGGCGATGACGTTGTACTGGCCGGCGGCGTCGGCCAGGTAGGAGAACTGGGCGACGACGAGCCAGTCGCCGGCCGCGGGGCAGGTGAACGTCCCGGTGCCGGTGTTCCACCAGCTCGAGGTGCCATAGCTGATGGTGTCGTACCCGACGACGGCGGACGGCAGGGTGGTGAACGCCCCCGCCCGGTACACCCGCAACTTGTAGGCGGTGGGGGTCAGCGAGAACATCGGGGCCCGCAGGTCGGTCAGGTTCGCCGCCGACAAGGATGCGGATCCGCCGACGACGGTGATCTGGGCGAGGGGGACGGCGCCGGCCGGCGTGGCAGGGGTTGCTGGGGTCCCGGTCGTCGCCGTCCCCGCCACCACGGTAAAGACGAAATCGTTGTTGGCGCCGCCGTCCAAGTCGTTGCCGCGGGGCTGGCAGACGATGAGGTCGATGCGGGTGTTTCCCGACGCCGGCGCCGCGGTGGACGTGACCACCTCGACCGCGTCCGAATAGCACAAGACACTGCCGGTGTTGTTGGCGGCGGGGGCGGCGACGGAGCCGACCGCGATGTTCATGTTCATGGTGCCGGCCGACACGGTCACTGCGCACCCGGCGACAACCCCCGTCGGATAGAGAGCGCCCAACAGGCGGCGGTCGACGGAGGCGGCGTAGGAGCCGGCCTGCTCCCACAACGGCGTGTATCTCGTCACGATTTCATCTCCTTGCTAACGCGTTGACGTCGGCGTTGGTGCGGGTGAACAGGTTGGTGAGGGTCACGTCGGGGCGGCCCACCGTCAACTGGACGTCTTCTTGGCCGTCGTCGCCGATCGCATAGTCGAACCCCAATACCCGGATGGTGGTGTCGACGTTCAGGCGGCCCGACTGGACGACCAACGGAACGGTGTCGCCCATGTTCGGCCACCCGTACCGGTACACCCCCGGCCGCAACGTCAACGTGTAGGTGGGGACGACGACCTGGGAGCGGGTCAGGTTGCCCTGCACCCGGTCGTCGAGGGTGGCCTGTACGGATATGTCGGAGGCGTTCCCGGCCGTCATCCATGTGCCCTGGGGGGCGACGGTCACATTGTTGGCATCCGAGTTCCATGCTTCCGAGTAGAGCTGGAGGGCGCCGGGGGTAGCGGTCCCGGAGTTCCCCACGAGCCGCTGATAGTTCGCATAGTCCTGGGAGTTGAACGACCGGGTCAACGCCGACACCGTCGGCCCGTACACGAGCTGCGGGGTGGTGCGCTGCACACCCTGGTTCGGGTAGTAGACGCGGATCAGGTCCACGCTCGAGCTGTTGCCGCCCGGCACCAGTTGGAAGTCGAACCCGCCGATGTCGGCGGCCAACAGGGCGATCGCATCGAAGTACGTGGACTGGGGGGCGAACACCCTGGTCCGCAGCTGCCCGGACAGGCCGCGTGAGACGCCGGCGGGGTCGACGTTGACGGTCTGCAACGGCAACCACGAGCCGGGGTCGAACAGGGTGGTGGCGTCACCGTTGCGGATGTGACACGACCAGTAGGTGACGTAGTTGACCATCAGGTCCTGGTCGAGGTTCGCCCACCCGCCGGTTTGGGGGCCGGTCCAGAACCGGCGGGCCATGACCGCCAGATAGTCGTGGCAGGTCACGTTCACCGTGTGGGCTTGTTCGGTGAGGGTGTCCTGGGTTTGGGCGACGATCCCCCGGAACATGGCGACATCCCGGCCGGTTTCGTCGTCCCACCGCCACGCCATCACATCGGTGGTCAGCTCCGCCACCAGCATCGCGGACGGGGAGTGCCCGTCGAGGGTGAACGTCAGCTGGGCCGACTTGTTCCACGCCTGGGTGAGCTTGCGGGAGCGGGCGTCGGTGATCTCGGCGATCTGGGTGTCGGCCGGGTACTGGCCCGAGTTGTAGACGCGGTGGTGGACGGTGAACCGCCACCGGCCCCGCCCGCCCGGCACCGGTGTCGTCATGTCAGGTAGGCGTCCTGCCAGGACACCACCGTCTGGGTGACGCTCGACGTGGAGGTGCCGCCCATCGTCACGACACCGACGTTCGGGTAGGGAGGCACGTACGGCCAGGTCGAATGGAGCCAGTCGACGGCGTCCATGACCGGCTGGTTCGGGTCACCGTCCACATAGACGGTTTTGCGGCCCGTGTCGACGGTGACGTAGTGGGCGGCGGGGATCTGGTAGCCGGCGTCGAACCGGACGGCGTACACCGTCGACGGGTCCGAGTTGTTGTGCAGATACACCGCCGGCGTCGTCACCGGGCCGTAGATGGTGAACAACGGTTGGATGGGAAGGTCGCCGTAGGTGCGGATGTACCCGGTGGTGGCGCCCGTCCCTCCCGCCGGGTAGGTGCGGGGGTAGGTGAGGTTGTAGGTCCGGCCCGGCGCGGTGCCGGACCCGGCCCACGCCGACACGGTTTGGGTGACCGGATCCCGGATCGTCGGATCCGCGGCCACCCACTGCAAATGGATGTCGCGCCGGTTGTCGCCCGAGATGGTGGTGGAGAACCCGGCGGCCCGCACCACCAGGACCCGTTCCGGTGCCCCCGGCCGATCCAGGATCCAGTGCAACGTGGGGCGGGCGTCGATGTCCATGAACGGCGCGAACAGGCCGGCGACGGTGTCGATCCTTGCGCCGGCACCGGCCAACGCGGTGACGTCGGCGGTGACGACTCGTTCCCCCCAGAACAGGGTGCGGTCGTCGATGCCGTGGGTGTCGGGCCGGTTCGCTTTCACTTCCCGCACCGTCGGATACCCGACGTTCAACTGGGTGCAGAAATAGCCGTGGGTCGGGTCCTCGAGCTGCACCGAGCTCGACCCGAGCGTCAACCATGCGGACCGTACACAGGTGGTCATACGGCCGCCGTCCGGGTCGCCCACGCCGTGCGCCGCATGAGCAGGTCGATGTCGGCCTCACCGGCGAAATTGGCGGTTTCGATGTGAACGACAGAGCCGGTGCGGGTCTGGTTCAACGGGACGACCGCTTCGGGGCCGGCCTCACCGATCAACGCCAACGTCGGTTGCGTGATGATCCCGCCGGTCGCGAGGCGGGGAATGTCGGGGAAGTTGATTTCCGGGGTGTCCCACGACGGGAGGTCACCGAACGGGGTCGACCATCCCCCGATCGAGAACGACGGGATCTTCAGGTTGTTCCACATGTCGATGACGGCGTCCAACGCCGTTTTGAACGCGCCGGTGATGCCGTCCCACATCCCGGTGACGGCGGTACCGATACGGGCCGGGAGCCCGGCGACGAAAGTGACAACATCATCCCAGCCGCGTTGGATGACCCCCCACGCCCATGTGAACGGGGCGGCGAGGATGCCGCCCAGGGTGGAGAAGAACCCGCCGATGGCGCCGGGGATCCCTTTGAAGAAGTCGAGGATGCTCTGCCAGTTGTTGACGATCCACAGCACGGCCAACCCGAACGGGCCGGTGAGAATGGCGAGCAGCAACGGCCAGTTGTCTTTGATCCAGTTGTAACCGGCCTGGAGGATCTGCCACATTTTGTCGACGGCGTCGTGAAAGAAGCCGACGTGCTGGTAGGCGAGAATCACACCGGCGACGAGCAGGCCGATACCGACGATTATCAGCAGGATCGGGCCGAGCGCGAGACCTTCGGAGGCGGCGACGGCATCCCACGCCGCGGACAGGCCGCCGAGAATGGCGGGGACGGTTTCGATCACGGCGCCCAATCCGGCCATCGCGATCCCGGCGGTTTGGATGGTCGGCCCCCAGTGCTGAGCGAACGATGACACTGCGTCTTCGACTTTCGCTTTGACTTCGGCGAGTTTCCCGGAGAACGTGTCGGCGCTGGCCGACGCCTGGCCTTTGACGACGTCGGAGAGTTTGGCGAGATTGTCGGCGCCGGCCTGCGCCGACGACACAACTTTGAGTTGCATCCCGTCGAGTTTCTGGTGGGCGGCGGCGGCCGTGTCAGTCGTCGACTGGACGTCCTTCATGGCTTTCTGGAGGTTCTGCTGCTCGGAGACGGTGAGTTTCGACTTTCCCGCGTATTGGGCCTGAAGGTCGGAGAGATGCTGTTTCGCTTTGGCGGCGTTGTCGTCGGCTTTCGTGGCGTCGGCTTGGGCTTTCGCCATTTCTTTGGTGTTGCCGCCCGCCTTTTCCGCTTCGACGCCGAACTCTTTGAGCACTTTGTTGGAGCCGTTGTAGACCCGGCCGAGCTGGGTGGCGGCGGTGCCGAGGTCTTCGTGTTTGGCGGCGGCGACGTCGGACGCTTCGCCCAACAGGTCCAACGCTTTCTGGGGGTCGTGGGTTGCTTCGGTCAGCTGCCGTAACGCGTCTTCGGTTTGGCCGGCGCTGTCCCCGTATTTCTCCTGATGCTTGACCGCCTGGTCGACCTGGTCGCCGAAGTCGTCGTACGACTTCCCGGTCGCCTCGACCGCCTGCTGCAACTGTTGATGGGAGGCTTGTTCTCCCGATCCGAACGCGGCGAGACCGGTGCCGACCCCGGCCAACGCGCCGCCGGCGCCCATCAACGCCGGCCCGATCTTCTTGCCGTGTTCGATGATCTTGCCGATGGCCTGGTCGATCCCGTCGAACGCCGCGCCCAGCGGCCCGAGAACGCCGGTCTGGTTGAGCGTCCCGAGCATCCCCGAGAACGCCGACTGGATCCGTTTGGCGGTGCCCTCGCCGGTGGTGGCGGTGTCGCCCATCGACTTGGCGAAGTTCGACAGGTCACCGATGACCCGTACCGCGATCGACGGGCCGGCCATGTCAACGACCCCGGTTCGCTCGGCCGATGGCCTCCGCTTCGCGGTTCAACAGGCGGACCATCGCCGCGAAGTCCTCGTCGTCTACGTCGTCGGGCCAGAGCCCGTAGACGCGACGGAAGACGGCTCGGGCGTCTGCCCGTTCGGTGACGTAGGGTCCACCGTGTCGATCTCGACCTCCACGTCGTAGGAGTGCATCCACAGGGCGGCGAGGTCGTAGTCGGGCCAGTCCCGCAGCAACGCCCGGAAGGCGACGACCCGCATGGCCTGCCGTTGGACGAGGTCACCGAACGGTTCGTGTTCCACGGCGGCGATGGCGTCGATGGCCCGCTGGGTCGGCATCCGCGACGCGAACGACTGCGTCACCGTCACGACGGTGGGGAGCACGGCCGGCGCCAACGCCCGCTCGAGCTCGCCGGGGTCAGTCATGGATGGCGGCCCCCGCGGTGGCCGTGTTCGTCCACCCGAACCCTTCCAGGGCGCGGGTGAGGGCGTCGGCATAGGTTTGCGCCGCTCGGCCGGCCAATGGGGCGGCGGCGGGGAACAGGTACCGGCCCGTTTTCACGAACGGCCGAGCCGAAGCATGGGGGCGTTTGCGGGTGCCGCCGAACTCGATCCACCCCGCGTAGGGGATGTTTTTGCGGCCCACCCGCACCGCCGCGCCGGACCGGGAGGCGGTGACCCGCACATCCCCCGCCAACGTCCCGGAGGCATGCGGGAACGCGGCTCGGGCCGCAGTGGCGATCGGTTCCGCGGCCTGCCTACCGGCGGTTTGGAAGGCCCGGTTGATGTCGCCCCGGTCGGCGCACAGGCGGGTGATGTCGCGTTGCAACGCCCGCAGACCGATGATCCCGACCGTCGGAGCAGGGGCCGCCATCAGGCTTTCCCGGCGACCCACGCCGACCCCGACCAGTGGTTGGCGGTCAGGTCGGCGGTGATCACGTACTGGCCGACCGTCCACGCCGTCACCGGCACGGCGGTGATCCCGGTCAACGCCGCCAGATTGGCGGGAATGGTGGCACCGGTGGGGGTGAAGTAGCCGGGGGCGCCGGTGTTGGCGCCGGTGGCGGTCACCGCCCCGAAGTCGACGGTGGGGCCGGTCCCGGCAGGCATGTTCCAGTCGATCACGACTTCCGACGCGGTGCCGGCGTCGCCGCCCATCTGCATGAACGGTTGCGGGATCGCCAGGCCGGAGATGATCGGGTTCGATGTCGACGCCACGTTGGTGGCGTTGGGGCGGGCTTTCCACGCCACCGGCACCCCGTTGGCCTGGTAGTTGGTCACCGCCGTGTTCAACGTTTGGAACACGGATCCGGTGGTGTAGTCCTGGTGGAACGTGACCCGGAGATGCCATTTCGTGACCCCCGGATAGTCGGCCTCGCCGCACAACGTGGTGACGGTGACGAGTTTGTTCTCGGGGAACGCGGCTTCCAAGTGTTTGACGGTGCACCGCAGGTTGGCGCCGCCCATCTCGAAATAGGCGTTGTTCAGGATCAGCGGGTTCGCGGCCGGGCTGATGGCGTCACCGGTGGCGAACGGTTCGACCTCGGGAGCGTCGTTTTCTTTGGTGGCGGTCGGCATCAGCCGTCCCCTTTCACATTTGGATGGTTACAACCAGTTCGACATTGAGGAGCTGGACGCCGCCGGCGCCGGTGAAATTTCGCCACCCGTTCTCCCCCGACGGGTAGGCGACCTGCACCGTTCCTTTCAACGTGGAGTCGGCGCCGATGGCCTGGCGGACCGTGTTGCGGAGGTCGTCGATGTCGTCGTCGGAGTCGAACCCGCCGACGACATAGACGCCGAGCTCGACGGTGTCGATCCCGAACCCGGCTTCGGCGTAGCGGGCGCCGGGCAGCACCCGCCCGACGACGACGGCGGGCGGGTTGACGGTCTCCGGGAAATGGGGGTGGACGAACACGGTCCCGGCGGTGGCCGAGCCGATCATGCTGGTGAGCGCGGCCGCGACCGGCCGGCGGGCCCAGGTCATCCGAACACCACCGGCCCGCACGTGGCGTAGAGCATGTCGACGTCGGGGTCGACGCGGCCGATGCGGATGGCGCCCATGTCCCCCCACCCCACCGTCCCGTCCAACGAGTCGCGGCGCCGGTAGAGGCGGGCGGCGTGTAACAGGCAGGCTTCGTGGGCGGCGTCGGGGAGGGTGCCGTTCTCGATCCAACCGCCGCCCAGGTTCATGCGACGGTTGCCGTAGTCGACGGCGGCGGCCAACGCGGTCGAGATGATCCCGTCCTCGGTCGCGTCCGGCTGTAACCGGAGCAGCGACCGGACTTCGGGGAGTTTCGGCCAGTACGCCATCGACTACGACCCTTCCGGCTACTTCTTGGCGTTCTTCGGTTCGGCTTCTTCCGGTTCGGTTTCGGCGGTGATGTCGACCATCGACGGGATCGTCAACCCGGCGGGCGGCGTCAACGGCACGAACGCGGTGGCGGCCAACGTCCCGAACGCCACGTACCCGCCGTAGGCGACCTGGACGCCCAAGATGCTGGGTTCGACGACCGACAACAGGCCGATGATCTCCTCGTACACCTCGAACAGCGAGCTCGGGCCGACGATGCACGTGCCCGACGCGAAGGTGGGGACCACGATGCGGGGGAGGCCGAGGATGTCGCCCCGGAAGTCGGCCAGCGACGAGCCTCCGGCGTCGCCGGGACCGGTGGAGTCGCCCCCGACGCGGGCGTCGGCGGGGAACACGACCCGGCCGACATCGACGAGGGAGCCGAGCGCGGCCCACACGTCCAGCGAGCACCAGACCCGGTCCGGCATCCGGAACCCGTTCGCATACGAGTCGGCGGCGGCGAGGTACAACGCTTTGGTCCAGTCGGCGAGCGTGTTGGTCGCCACTGCCACCGCAGTGTGGGTGGCGGCCGCTTTGAACGCCGCCGCCACCGCCGTCTCGGTTTGGATGGCGTACACGTCGGCCAAGTCCTTGACCAAAATGTCCCAGGCGGCGGGCGACGTCCAGTCGATGTCCTGCCGGCTGATGTCGACGGTGCCGCCGTAGGTGGCCTTCGTGAAACTGACGGGCGCGATCGTCATCTTCTGGGACGGAAGCTGGGTTTTCTCGCCCGACTGGACACCGACGGTGGTGTGCTGGGTGATCTTGGGGCGGTTGAACGTCGCGCCGGGAATGCCACCCAACCCCATCGCCCCACCCAGGCTCGAGATCAACGGCCGGTTGGCGTCGATGAGGTCGACGACCTGCCCCACGATCGGGGTCGGCAGGATGCCGGTCGTGTCCGACGTCTTCTGGTCGGCGACAACCCGGGCCTGGTAGATGCGGGCCGCGGCCTGCTCGTCACGCACACCCCGTTCCAAAATCCCGTGGCCCCGCAGATAGTCGACCAGGAACGCGCCCGCGGTGCGGTACTCGACCCGGTCAACCGACTCGACCCGCCGAGGGGACGCCGGCATCCGCTCCGGGCGGGGGAGGCCGGTGACGGTTTCCGAATGGGCGTCACGTAACTGTTCGAACTCGGCGAGGGGGCCGATCTGGGCGTCGATCTCCCCGATCCGATCCCGGGATGCTTGCAAAAGTGAGCGTTCGGCGTCGACCAGATCGCGGTCGTCGCCGACCTGGTCGAGGATGGCGTCCATCGACGCCACCGCGTTCTCACGCTGGGCGCGTAGTCGTTCAAGGACAGGGTTGTTCACGGCGGTTCCTCCGCGGTCAATGGAGACTGACGGTCAGCCGGCGGTGCGGAACATCGGCGTGCCAGGACCGGTACCAGTCACGTGACCCCGTCGGGTCGGGGTGCTGGCGGACAGTCGGCGGGGTCGGCCGCGGGCGCTGCTACCCGGATCGTAGACCGTCGATGAGATGCCGCCAGCGATCCACGTCCCGTTCGGTCGGTGCCGGCGGCCGAGCCCGGGTGCGGACCATCGTCACCCCGGCGTCCGCGAACGCCGGCGTCGGCGTCATCGACACTTCCACCAGCCGGGATTGGACGCGGGTGACGCGGGCTTTGCCGTCGGGGCCCATGTCGGGGTCGAACGTCTCCGGGTACTCCCACACCGGTGCCTGGGCGTCGGTGAACCCGACCGACAAGCCGATCAGGTCACCGGTCTCCGCCATCCGGGCCGCGGTCTGCGCGTCGGCCGAATCGTTCAACCGCCACACACCGTGGAGGCCGTCGTCGGCGTGGGTCCACTGTTCGGCGTGCCCGACCGGGAACCGGCCGTTGTCGTGGAACAACATGAGCGGCAGGTTCTTGCCGGCGTTGCCGGTGGTCGACCGTTTGAACGACCCGGTCCGGTGCTGCTCGAGGAACCAGCCCAGATCGGTCCACGTGTCATATGGGACCGCCCGGCCTTCCAGGTACTTGTACGGCCGGCCCACGGCCTGGGCGTCCCGCACCTCGAGGGTGGTGGTGTAGGGGCGCTGCTCGAGCTCGACAGTGGTCATTGGGGGCCTCCCGGTTCGCCTTCCGCCACTGGTGCATTCGGATCTTCCGGTGACGCCACGACATCCGCCGCCGGTTGGGGGAGGTCGGCGCCGGCGCCGACCGCGCCGACCGTGTCGGGCGGCAGACCGATCTCGACCCTCGCTTCGGGGAGTGTCATGATCCCCGCCCCGTACGCCGCCACCGCCGCGGTGGTACTGGTGGCCAGGTCTTCGCGGAGGAGCTGGGAGCGCCGGAACCGGACGGTGGTGCCGCGGGGCAGCCAGGCGTTCGACCACACGTCCTCGAAATCGGCCAACACCGGTTCCAGCGAGGTGCGGAGGATCTGCTGGTACTGCGGGGCCGCCGTCCTATAGGTCATGCCGGCGACGGGAGCGCCCAGCCAGTAGCCGTCGAGGTTGAACATGTTGGCCACGTCGACCTGGGACAACCGGCGGGCCTCCGACAGCTGGGTGTCCGTCGGCGACCATGCCAACGGCAGGACCTGGGTGCCGGCGGGGAGGATGACGGGTTCGCGTTGGGGGCCGGCGAACTTCTCGTTCCACGCCGCCTTCGCCGAGTCGGCGACATCCTGCGTCAACGTCGCCTGCGGCGTGATGACGGCAACACTTGGCACCCCGGCGCCGGCCAACGCGCCCCGTTCGTACTCCTCTTCCATCGCCACCCGGTCCAACGTCGACAGGTGTTCCTCGATGATGCCGACACCGCGGATGGGGAACAGGCGGTCGGCGCCCCGGCGCACATGGATGACGTCCTCCGTCGGGAGCCGTTGGCCGAGGTAGTAGTAGGTGGCCTCGTCGGTCGTGTACGGGTCCAACCATTGGATGGTGGTGTAGAACGCCGACAGCCACGTCACCGTCAACGGCCACCCGTCCGCCCCCCGCGACGTGACCAGCGAGACGGCGTTGCCGGCGAGGAGATAGTCCTCGACGTTGACCTGGACGAACCACGGGCCACCCCGAGTCGGATCCGGCCTCGCACACAACCGGGGTTGCGGCAACCGGGTGTAGCCGCGGTAGGCGTCGACCGGCATCTGTTTCGCCATCCCCGAATACAGCTGCAAACAGCGGGCCACGGCGGGGATCATCCGGGCGGTGGGGATGTCGTACACGTACGGGCCCGGAACCCCGTAGCTGGCGACACCGGGCGGCGGGAACAGGGAACCGCCGTTGGGTCGTAACACCGACCGTGTCGGGCCGGGTGTCACGAGCGTCATACCCCGTCAGTTTGACACCACACCCCCCGCAATAGTGGGGAATGTCTAGATGTAGGTGACAGCGCCGACCGCGGTACCGGACCCGCCCGCGGTCGTCACGACCACGTCGACCGGGCCGGCGGCGTGGGCGGGCGTGTTGCACTGCAACAGGAACTGGGAGACCGGTTCGACGACGGTGGGGGTGAGGGCGCCGACGGTGACCGTCGCCGTCAACGTGAAGTCGTGGCCGACGACCTGGATGATCCGGTTCGGGTTCCCGGCCGCGGGCGCGATCTTGTTGGCGACGTAATAGACGACCGGTGCAGCCATACGGGAACCACGGTAGCCGTAGGGCGGTGAGAGATACTGGACCCGGTATGCCTGTTCCCGGTGTCGCCGACAGTCCCACCACGTTCTCGGGCGGCGGTCTCGCCGACTATTCCGGTCTCCATTCGGCGCTGTTGGCGGTCAAGGTGTGGTCCACCGCGGCGAGCTCGTACGTGTGGTCGGGCGACGGGATCGCGCCCGACCCGCTGTCGTACACACAGATCCTGTTCGTCGACCCCGCCGGCACCCACAACCCGACCACCAGTCCAGGCGGCCGCTCCAACGTCAACGACCTGTGGGAAACGGGCGCCGTCGGCACCACCGTCGCCACCGACACGTTGTGGGACACGAAAGGCGACCTCGCCGCCGCCACCGGACCGGACGCCGCCGTGAAAGTCCCGGTCGGCGCGAACGGGCAAGTGTTGACCGCCGACTCCACCCAGACCACCGGGATCAAATGGGCCGCGGCGGGCGGTGGGGGTGGGGGCGGTCTGCTCGCGTCGACCGCCTATCTTCCCGGCAGCCTCACGTCCATCGGCGCCACCACTACTTGGAACAACGTCGACGGCGCCAATCTCCTCGTCACATTCACCGCCCCGGCATCGGGGAAAGTGTTCGTTGATCTTTCGGCCGTCGCCGAAAGCCAAAACAGCAGCACCCTCGCCTGGGGGATCCAGTCAGGGGGCTCGAACGTGGCTATCGCCGACGTCAATTACAACGGGACCAGCAGCGATCTACAGCTACGGCTGGTGTGTCCCCTTTTTGTTACCGGCCTCACTCCCGGTAACAGTTACACCTACACGTTCGCTCACGCCCGCACCTTCGGGTCGACGGCGCTCACCGTCTACGGGCCCGGCAAAGGAGCGGCGATCATGCAAGTCTGGTCGGCCTGACCGTGGCGATGATCAACACCGGCGGCGGATGGACCGGCGGGACCGCCGCCACCCAGACACCGGGGGTCGTCTACCAGAACGCGTGGACGTGGACGACCAAAACCGCCGACGCCGCCGGTCTCGGCCAGGTCGGCGTCAACGCCACCACCTGGGCGACCGTCACGGCCGTCAATCTGAACGACCAGGCCGCCGACAACACCGACGCCACCAACGCAATCAAGAAACTCGTCGTCGGGAACTTCATCTATTTGCAGGTCGCCACCGACGCCACCCGCTACGCCCGCTACACGCTGATCACGCTGCCCACCAACCAGGGCCGGTACTGGTCGTTCCCCGTGAAACCCGACCCGGCCACGCCGGCGTCGGGGGCGATCCCGGCGGGGAACACCAACATCATGGTCCGCCTCATCGGCAACCTCTAGTAGACCCGGAACGGGCCACTGTCGGTCGAGTGATCCCACGCCCACAGTGCGACCGTCGCGGCCGTCAACGCCGAGATCGACACGGATGATTGGCGGCGGCCCCACGCCCACGCATCCCCCAACGCCCGCCGCGCCGCCGCCGCCGCGGCCGCGTCCAACGCGGGATGGGGTCGAACCCGGATGGCGGGCGGGTCACTGGTGATCGCTTCGAGCAGGCTCGAGCAGGCGGCGGCGTACTCCCTCGCTTTCAACCCTTCACCCAACTCGACGCCGGCCCGGGCGAGAACGTCGGCGATGTCGAGGGCGGGACCGGCGGCGTCGAAAGACACGACCCGGGGCCGCCACCGTTCGATGAGCTCCGGGATCCGATCGGCGAGCCACCCAGTCCCGTCCCGATAGTCCGCGACTTCCACGCGGGCGGTGCCGTCAGCGTCCCGCCAGGCGGCACACACGGCCCCGTCGCTGCGATCGACGGCCACGTCGAACCCGAACGCCACCCGCCCGGTTTCGGGCGGTCCCGCGGCCGGATCCTGCACGCTTCTCCATGCCGCCAGGGGGATGACTCGGGCGGTGGTCGACACCCACCGGTTCCCGTACGCCCGAGCGAACTCGTCCGGGCCCAACAACTCGAGCGCCCCCTGCATCGACGACGCCCCGATCGTCCGCCCATACGCCGGGTGATACGCCGGCCACGACTCCGGGTCAGTCGGATCCAAAGCGTCGGGACACGACCATTCGAAATAGGCGACCCCGTCGGTACGGCCCGCCTGGGCGGCGGCCCTACCGGCCTCGACCGTCCCCAACCACCACGTACTGGTGGCGTCACCGGCGGTCGACACTTTCCACACCTGCGCGTTCGGTCTCGTGGCCTGGGTGGGAACGATCCCCATGTCCAACTGCTGGCCCCGCACCAGATCGAACGCCCACGCCTCGTCCACCACCACCAAATCCGAAACCCGGCCATGCAACGCGTCCGCGGTCGGCGGGAACGGCCGCACCAACCCCGCCGTGTGATGCCACCGGATCATCTCCGACCCCATCGCCCGCCGCAGCCGATACGACCCGTCGAACGGGCGCAACAACGGTTCGTGCTCGTTGATAAACCAGTCGACCGCGTCCTTCCCCGACTGCTGCGTGAACCAACACCGGGCCCGCCCGACGGTGATGGCCCGATGCTCCAACACCCCCCCGAACAACGTCGTCTTCCCCGACTGGCGGGGGACAGTGACCACGACGAGCTGGTACACGAACCGGCCGGTCTCGTCGACCTCGAGGGCGACGTCGACGACCTGCTGTTGCCACGGCATCAGCGTCCGCCCCATCGCCGCCGACAACACGCCGACCGCCGGCCCGAAACTGCCCCGGCTAGTTGTTCGGGGTGTGGCGATCGCCGGGGCTGGGCTCGGCGAGCTGACGGACAAGCTCGTCGAACGCGTCGACAGGTCGGGCGCCGGCACTCGTCAACCCTGCCGCGGTCCGCAGCTCGAGGTACACGTTGTTCGCCCTCGACACCGCATCGGAGTCGCGGTTCGCTTCCGCCCGGTCCACCGCCCTCGCCTGCGCCCGCAACGCCGACCGTTCCGCGGGGCCGACGTCGGACCGGTCCTTGAGGTCACGTTCCAAACCGGCCTCGACCCGTCCCCTACGGAACTCGCCCGCCCGGTTCCGGCGCCGATCACCCGTCACTCAACCCGTCCAGCTCGGCTCGAAACGAAAAAAGCGAGTTGGTTCGGGATGCCCGGGCGCCGCCCGCAAAAAACGCGCCCCCCGCCATCGACCGCGACCCGCCCATCACAATCTGGTCTCGAACCGGGCGACCGAGTCGCGATACCGCATCCGGTTGGTGCGCTGCGCGGCATGCCACCCGTTGCACTGCCGGCACGCCGCCCGCAGATTGCCCGGCGCCCACACGTCACCACCATCGGCCCGGGCCACGATGTGGTCGACGTCGGTCGCCCACACCGTGCACTTGGGACCGTGGATCTGGCAGACACCACGATCACGGTCCAACACCCACAGGCGCAGCGCCTTCCACTGTGGTGTGTGGAGGCGTGGGTCGTCAGTCGCCATCATCCGGTTCAGGTTCAGCCAGCGGTTCGGGTGGTGGTGGTGGTGTGTCGACTTCGGGTGGTGTCGAGATGATCTCGGGTTCGTCGGGTGCGTCGGGTGCGGTCGCCTCGCTCATACGACGAATCGTACGGACTTGCTTTAGAACCAGGATCCCGGTACCGATAGACGGCTAACCCATTAACGGCCGGGCGCACCGTGACAGTGCCCCGGCCAGGCCTGATCCGCTAGGAGGACCAGACATGTCAGACGTTACGCCCACCATTCCGCCGCCACCTTCGAGCTGGCCGGCGCCGAGCTCGAGTGCGATACCTGCGCCGCCACGACGCAAGCGTCGCCGCAGCAAGATCAGCGCAGTGCTGATGATCGTCGGTGTCATCGTCGCGTTGCTGGGATTCGGTCTGTCCCACTTGGCGTCGACGGATCGGAACCCGCAGATCGCCACCGACCTGTGCCACCAGACGCTGGCATCGCACGCCGCAGTGCCTGTGGTGTTCGCGCCTGCGCCGGTCGTTGTGCGTGCCGGTGACGTGTTCACCATCTCCGGTGGCGCCACTGTCGGATCCAAGCCGACGGACTACTCGTGCGACGTGACGTTGCAAGGCGACAAGCTGGTCGTCACCCAACAGGACTTCGGCGACTAGCGGCGGACGAGCGCCAGCAGCGCCCACAACGCGATCACCGCGCCTTCGACCACGACGAACCATGCCTGGGTTTCGGTCACCGTCTGCCTCCGCGATAGCCGGGCCGACTGGTGGTACCCCGAGCGCGGCCGACGGATGCGACCCGGTTCCCGTACTTCGCTCGCACCGCTTTCGCAACCGTCTGATACGAGCCCCGGTTCTTGCTCGAGCTGGCGCGTGCGAGCGCGGATCGGGCGCGGCCGATGGTGTTGATCGGGTAGCGGCCGTGTTTGCCGCCAGTCGCTGTTCCGGGCGGATACACGAACCCGCCCCGCTTCGGTGCCATGTGGTTTCTCCTATCGGGTGAACAGGTCGAGTACCCAGCCGAGCGCCACACCGAACAGGACCGCGCCGAGGCAGAGGAAGGCGAGCACGGCGATGGTGCGGGCCCGCAGGTGGAGGTCGTCGTACGGGTCGTCATCGTCCCCGTCCTGGTGCATGGGGTGATTGTGGATGCCGGTGGGGGTGTCCGTGCCCGGGTGGCGGACAGGTCACCCATCACCGGCACCCACATCGTCGTCGCGGTGCACGGCCCACAGGTTCGACGGGTCAGGGTCGACCGGGTTACCGCGCCGGACACGGGCGGCTTGGAGCGCGGCGTGAGCGGCGTCGAAGCCAGCCTGGTTGCGTTGTAGCTGTTCGTCGGGGTCGTGGCAGTCGATGCAGCAGCCGTCGTGGTCCAGATCCCATAGCGCGTATCGGAGCCCGCAGTGCTGACACAACCCGGTGGGCCGGTTCGTGTCGCTCACGTCGAGCTCACACTGCTCGAGCAGTTGCCAGTCTGCGGCGGCGATTTCGTCGTCGGTCACGGCCCGGTCCAGTCGTCACCGTGAGCGTTGAAACAGTCGGGGCAATACAGGTCGTGCGACAAGACCGGAAACGGCGTAGCTCGGCCACAGTCTTCGCACTCGAGCCAGGCCCCCCCGAAGCCGGCGCGGCCCCCGTTGTTGTCAGCGGCCGCTTCGCCGCTTTCCACAGGCGAAGCGAAGCGGCCGCGCTCCTTCATAGATCCTTCGTAGTAAAAGCCTTCGGCAACGCCTGGCGTTGGGGTCAAATCGGACATCCGTTGGGGTTCGGTCCAAATTCCGTTGGGGTGGGGCAACGCCTGGCGTTGGGGTTGGTGGCCTTGTCCACAGATCCAATAGACCGTCGATTTCCCCTTCCGCGGCTCGACAGTCACAATCTCGCCCGCCGCCTCGAGCTCCCGCAACGCCTCCCGCACCGCCGTCGTACCGAACCCCGTTTCGTCACTCAACGTGGCCACCGACTGCCACGCCTTGCCCGCCCCGTTGGCGTGAGCGTCGAGCATCACCAACACGAACCGGGCCGCGGCCGACAACTTCGACCCCCGAAACCGGCCCCGCAGATCCGTCCGTCTCACTCCCCCCCCGATTCGCGGTCCCAGTCGTACGGCGGCCGGACCGTCGTGACATGAGGGTGGACGCCCGGAACCGGGCGCGGCGCGGGCGGCGCGGGCCGGTTCCGGGCGCGAGCACGAACCACCACCCAGCTGTACGCGGCCACACCGGCCGATACGCCGATGATGACGGTCACCGCCGGTACCAGCCGGACAGGTCGACCAGGAACGCGGCGAGCGCCAGGTCGCGTTCCAGCTGGTCGTCGCCTTCCCATAACAGCACCCACTGTCCCGCCGTCGTATACACACCGACACCTCGGCTGGTGGTGCGGCACGTACGCACCGCGCTGGCGGGCACATAGATCGGATCTTGGGCCCGCCGGCACGCCGATACGGCCGGGATCACGATGCTGCCCTGCAACCGGGGCCGGCTACCGGGCGTCCACTGGTCGCCGGGCGGGACCGGGGTGTCACTTGCGAAGGGAGACCCCGATCCCGCACCGGTCTGCTCCCCCCCGGCGGCCGTGTCCCGGACCGTCACGGGAGAGGCTGGGGTGACATCACCGCTGGGGGTTGGTGATGCCACCGTCGATTCAACCAGCGGGAACGGTTGCGCCGGCGCCCCACACGTCGGACACCTGTCGGGATCCCGGACAGTCACCGGTCACGTCCTACGGGACAGGGCGTCGGCGACCGCGTCGGCCGGCCACGGCTCGGAGAACGTGTCGATCCGCCAGTCGGCCAGAAACTTCTCTTTCGATTCGTCGTCGAGGGCGCCGATCGCTTTGTGGGCGTCGCGTTGGTCTTCCAGGTTCGGATGCCAGTCAGTCGGCCGGCCCGGTTCGGAGTCGTCGATGGCGTTGACCGCCGTCGCTTCTACGAGCTCGGCGAGATCGTCGCCGCCGTCGACGTCGGCTACGACGTCGGGGAGCGGCAGGTCGGCGAGCACGGCCGGGTCGATCGCTTCGGGGAACGCCCGCCGCAACGCCAGGCTTTCGGCGACCTTGCCGAGCATGTGCGACGGCATCTGGCGCCACAACGAATCCAACTTCCCGTCGTGAAACTGGGCGAACTCCGACCATTTCACGGTCCCGTTGGCCGCCGGATCCGCGAACTCGACGAAATACACGAGACACCGGGCGCAGTACGGCGGCTGTTCGTCGTCGTCCCACACGTCCCGCCACTCGAGCTCGCCGGTCTTCGGGTTCCGGGGCCCGCACCACACCGGTCCGTCGACCCGGTACGGGCGGCCAGTACGCGACGCCAACGCC